GATATATAACTCCAATTTACTTCATCTTTATATTTTTCAATAAAGTTTTCTGTTAACTTTTGATATTCAGATATATAATTCCAATCTACTTTATCCTCATGTTTCTCAATAAAAGTTTCTGTTAACGTTTGATTTATAGATATCCAATCCCATCCATTTACATCTGCCATTTGTAATAATTCTTTTTCGGTCATTTCTATTTTCCTTTTTATTAAACTTCAATTAATCCTCTTGGGAAATATTTCATTTTAGAATTATCCCACATCTCTTCTGAATACGAAAAACACCATTTATCATCAAAATATTTAAATGCTTTTTCCCTCCCCAATTTTTCGTTTTCTGCATGTATAATAGCAACACAATTATGATCAAAAGTTTTACCGTTTACAGAATGTACATGTTCCTGTCCAAATGTTATATATACTTCCATTTTTATACTCCAAATACTGATTTTAAATAATTAACATAACTTTCATTTTTACACATTGTTTTTCCTTCAGAATCCGAAATTTTAGCTACATCCTGACCATTACATTTAGTAATTTTGATGACATGATTAAGTGGAACAACACCAACATCATTTGTAAGATGGGTTCCAATTCCAAATGAAACGTTAATTCTGTTATGAAAATGTTCAAACAATTCTATAGCAGATGTAATTGTAAGTCCATCACTGAATACAGCAGTTTTAGATAAAGGATTTATTTTTAAATGTTCGTAATGTGAACATAATTTATCGCACCAGACGTACGGGCTTCCGCTATCGTGCCTAACTCCATCGAACAATTTAGCAAAGTACAAATCAAAATCTTTTAAAAATGCATCCATACATATGGTATCGGATAACGCAATTCCTAAACTACCTCTGTATTCATCTGCCCATACTTGTAATGCTGTTTTTTGACTATTGATTAAACGACAATCTAATGCTTGATGAGCCATAAAAAATTCGTGTGCTTGCGTTCCAATAGGAGTAATACCAAACTCCTTAGCAAACATAACATTACTAGTTCCCGTTAAATTAACTGGTACATGTTTAATTAATTGTTCGAGTACATATTTGTGCCACTCTTTAGAAAACCTTCTTCTTCCACCAAACTCGGAAAATTTAAACAAAGGATTGTTACCACATTTCCCATTAAACTGTTTTATTTGATCTATTTTCACAGAAAGATTTTTTTTACCGCAATCCCAAACAGTATCAATAGAATCTTTAGTGGTATGTTCAAAATATACTTCACTTATAATAGACATAAGATATATCTCAAACATCATTATGTACACCCAAGAACCTTTTATTTCAATTCCAAGTTTACCATATACATAAGATATTTCTATATGTTCTTTATTTAATTTAAACATACTGAGAAATTCAATAAAATCTTCTTTGAAATAACCCAAACTTCTAAGATAATCTAATTCGGATTTCTTATATTTCAACTTACATAACATATCAATTTGATGTTTTATTTCATTTATCATTTCAAAGGTAAATTTAGTATTTTCGTTTCTAATCTTATATGTATACTCTGCCGATACCGATGTATACTTATGATATATACATTGGCACATAAAAAATTTATAAGTGTCGGTATCTAGTAATGATGTAATTATGTTATTCATATTTTGTCCTTTCGATGTACATATCAAAATCTTCGACTTTTTCTACGATATTTACTCCAAGGTATTTCATTTCTTCTATTGCATTTTCAGTTGAGGAAGGTACAACTCCACGACAACCTTCTAGATTTAATATCACATCGAAATATTTTATTAACTGGAAACATGTAGTTTTTACGCAAAAATCTGTGGCCAATCCGCTTACTATAACATGTTTAATATTACGTGATTTATAATATTCTATAAGTCCAGTACTAATTAAATTTTGTGAATCATGAAAACACGCACCATAGGGATGTAAATCCAATTCGATTCCTTTCCATACAAAATAATCATATGTATGTACAGCAGGAAGTCCATCTAATAATTCAAATCCTTTTTCCCCGATATTACAATGGCTATTCCAACATATATCTACATTATCACCTTCAATGGGATCAAATTGTTTTTGTTTTTCGTTTGCTACCCATATAGCGTTTCTATTATGTGCATCTTTACTACATGTTTTTATTGAGGCATACTTTAATTGTTTGAGCAATGCAGGTACAATTAAATTCCCTTCTTCTACTGGTAATTCATCGGGACAAAGTGGTGTAAATCCTTTTTGACAATCGACAAATAATGATGCTGTTTCTTTTATACTGTACATATCTATTTTCCTTTATATTAATTTTTTTGATAGGGACAGGATTCGAACCTGTCTACACAAATCCACTTCTAGTGAGGAGTTGAACCTTAGTGTGATGTATCCATCAATCGTCCATGCCTATCGTTATGCATCTCTTCCATTTTCATATACATGTTTAACCGTGGGAAATCTCAAACTTTCTCCACCTTGATCATTAAGTGTGCGCTCAAAATATCGTGTAGTTATCGTTTTCCCTATAATATTTTCTGGGTGTTTCATGTATTCTTTTCTTTGATTTATACTCCAACCAGAACCAACACCTACATTATGTTTACCTTTGACTATTTCACCATCAATAATAATGTTAGCTCTTAACATCATGATTTCAGTTACTTGTCCAACACCTTTTTTGGTATATGTATATTCTCCTGTTTCAATATCATTAACTTCCCATTCTTCATCTCTAAATAATTTGTACTTCAAAATATCTGAGGATCTTTTTCCTTTATAACACGTATCAAGTCTAAAAATCAGTCCTTCCCAACCTTTATCCTTAGATTCGAGTTTCATTTGTTCGAAGTTTTCTTTGGTGATTTTAGTTTGTGTTACTATACTAAGTGTACTAAATTTATGTTTAAGGAATAATTGTTGAAGTTGTATATATCTACGAGAAAATAAACGTGTACTAGTTTTACTTTCAAATTCTTCTACGGTCAATACATCAAAAATCTTATACATAGGATGTTCTATTGTATGGTTTTTTCTTTTGTATTCACTTGCGATTGCTTTAAAATCTTCGGATTCTCCGTTCATAATACATGCTTCACCATCAAATACTATGTTATCAATACCTTCTGTTAATATTTCTAATTCTGGTATAAGATTATTAAGAGTAAAAAACTGTTTTCCTTTACGTGAATAAAACTTAAATTTACCATTTATTTTTTTACATACATTTCTCAGGCCATCGAGTTTCCTCGAAACATACCAATCTGTTTTGATATCCCATACTTTCGATACATGATCTTTATAACTTTGAGCCAAGGCAACATCAAATGTAGGTATAAGATTTGGAATTGCTTTGTTTATACTGCTCTCTGAGAACCCACATTTCAAATCTCTTTTGATTATTTTAGTAATAATATCTTGAGATTGTTTATCAAATCTTCCCATTATATCGTTAACATAATTTAATGCATCATTACCAGTTAATGCTCTTTTAGATAAAACAGTTAACATCGTTTCTACAATATCTATTTGATCATCGAGTGTAGCAATACCAATACGATCTACTGGAAGAAGTTTTTTTACATAATAATTAGTATCTAACTTATCATATGCAAAAGACAATACTTTTACAAACGCTTCATTATCTACATGTTCTTTTATAATAGCAAGTTTATCGTTTTTCTTTGAAGTCGAATTAAGTGCTACTAAAATTTCATGAACTTTCATTTTCAATTTTCCTTTTTATGACGGTTTATTTTAATATAACCTATTTTCAAAAATATGCAAGTCTTTTTTTATAATATTTTTCAGTTAAATTCTGTTTTGTTTAGTTTTCTTTTGATACAAGTCGTAAACAGCATTCTAATGGCATCTGGGAACTCTACAATGCATTTGTCTTTAGATTGGTAGATATACGTGACCGTTCCAATACTGCCTGTATCGGCCTCTATGATGTCATTTAAACTAACCTTTATTTTGGGTTTTATTTTACGTTTAGTTTTATATTTGGCTAATGATACCATTTTATTTTCCTTTATGATCGTTGTAGTTTTAAATCTTCTTCTGTTGTACCAAACATATTCATACATAACCGCGTATCTATGTCTTCTCTGCTTTTTATTTTAAGTGAAATAGATTCACCAAAACATTGTAGATTACAATTAACAAACCCTGCTGAAATAACTTCACAATCGATTTTCCTAGCCATTGTAGAATTATCTCCGTACATGTTATCTCCTATGGTGTATATACAATTAAAGTATGATCTACATCTGTTAATTCTATTTCTATAATATCAGATATAACTCCCCAATTTCCTCCAGCTAAACCAGCACCAATCATAGGATATCCGATTCTCTTTCCAGCATATACTTTATTAATAGTTTTCATAACCCTTTCAATTGCACCATAATTAACATCAATATTTATTTTTGAACCATATCCAACTTGAGTATATGCATTTATAATAACAAACATGTTTCCGTTGCTCATAGGCTGTACATACGAAGTAAAATTTCCTAACTTTTTCCGATTTCCTTTTGTCGTTGTACAATCTGCCAAATAAGCACCTGGATATCTTGTACGTATTTGATCTGCTATACCTGCACCCATTGTATTAAAACAATTACATCCATGTATAATAACATCAAAGTCACCATTTTCTGCCATATCAAGTAAATTTCCATCTAGTTGTTTCATTTTTATTTTCCTTTATATCTTTTTAAACCAATTTATTAAATCTTTAAATGTATAGAATTTTGCCCAAACAACTTCCATGTTGTAATACTCTTCTATAGTAAAAGAGATAAGAGATTTTTGTGAGAAGGTAGTTCCTTCTTGTCCAAAGCAAAGACTATATCCTTTGTTTTTAATTATCAATTTTATTTCCATAAAAATCCTTTATATAGAAGAGGACGTTTCCATCCTCTTCCAATTAACTATGCGATTAATGACATAATGTTTTTCATTGCTTTCGCTTTCTTGTTATACCCATCTCCGATTGTTGCGGAAACCATTCTCTTTTCATCGTCATCAGAACGCTTGTGATCAATCCATTCTGTATATCCATTGTACAAATCCCATGCTGTATCCTGACCATTACCTTTACCATATTTGTATAATGATTTTACTTCTTTGATCTGATTTTTTGCTTTAGTAGAACGTTCTTTTATATTTGTCTTTTTATTCAGTTTCTTTTCACCAAACATAGATGTAATGAAATCGTTTACCATTTTTGTATCTGCTTGGATATCGGCCAATCGTTTTGCTGAGTCAATGAAGTCTCTGAAATAACGTTCGCTTTGTAACATGATTTGCATTCGTTCGGGAATAATTATCTGAGAATTTTTAGTATGTTTCGCAGAGAACATTTGATCTTTAGACATCTTAGTAAGTCCATTAAAACAAACCAAACGTTCTAATCCAAACCATCCAGTATTTCCCATTGTACCATCAAAAGAAGTTCCCCAATTTACTTCTGCTTTACATTCATCTCCAACACGTACTAATTTGGTTTTTTCAAATTCAGCAGTAAGAATAACTTTTCTTCCACCATCGTATACAACACCTTTGCTATAGTTGATACCCAAACTTTTTACGATAGTATCAAACTGTGAATAGTATGTATTGAATTGTGTAGGATTATAACCACTACCAACAACACCAAGGATTTGTTTATTATCAGAACGAACGATTGCTTTGTGAGAAGGTACACCTAAGAAAGATACATTAGTCATAAGTTCTTCCTGTTCAGCGATAAAAGTCATTCCCATTTTTTCCATTGCATCTTCTGGTTGACTAATACCTTTGAGGTCAAAAGTTTCGATGATTTTTGGAGCATTAATTGCGTTATCTGTTTCGGTTGAATTATTCATTTTCGTTATCTCCTTTGATTGTGAATTTCAATGATATACTAAAGATAATCAAATTAAATCTAATTGTCAACTAAATAATTGGTTTTTTTTAATAAATACTTATAATTGGAGAAATTGGGCTAAAAACGCCACTTTATATTGGAGAAACTTCTTTTACTACTTTGAAATTATTGCGAATATCGACAATTTGATACCATTCGTGCATTTCACCGATTCTAATAAGATGTTCAATTGTGTTTTCTTCTGCTTTTAATTGATCTGTTTTAAAGTCATTGTATCCTTTACTAGATACATCTAATACTGATACTGGACAATATAACCTATATCTCTTACTAGGTCTTGTATTCATTATTATTTTCCTTTCTATTATATGATTTGAATTACATCCTCATAAAGGATCTGGTATTTCCCAACTACTTTGTTAATATGAAAGTGACCACAATATGCTTGTTTGAAATCGACCATTGTGTATATATGTTGTAGGTAATCACAAGTAGAATCGTGTAATGGATGACCTGCATGAAATGCTTTACAACTAGTTTCCCAGATAAGACCTTGTGGTAATGTATGCGATAATATATAATCTACTTTATTATGTACAGCTTCAAGATTCTCTAAACCAAAATCCATTTCTTTATGTGATGGAACTTCTTCTCTCCACCAAGATATACCTTCTGTTCTATGAATTTTATCAACACTTACTGCTCCACCCATTGTGAAAAAAGTTTTGTTGTGGATCGTGTATACATATCCTCTTCTCAAATGATAAATAGAATCAGAAACTTTACCGACTACACCACCAAACATATCTACTTTTTTTAGTTTTTGTAATCTGGGGTGATTTTCATGATTTCCCGAAATGAAGAGTGTAGTCCAAGGTTTTTCATCGAGCCATTTAGTCCAATATTTTTCTTCTCCATCAGGTACGTTTTTCCAGAGTAAACCAAAATCACCTAATATAATAACATAGTCATCTTTAGTTAATTTGTTTCCTTCTGGGAATAATTTGCTAGTTAATTTTTTTACGTCTATTGGCATATGCGTATCGCCACATGCGAAAATTTTATTAGCCATAATAAGATTCCTTTCTTTCTATTTATATTATTCCGTTTTTATAAAATCAAAATATTCATCTCTTTGTTCTTTATATGTATCTAACAACGCAATACTATTTAATGCATGTTCTTTCATATTCCTAAGTGATACAATACCAATACCAGAATCTTTAGCTATTTGTTTCATTGATATTGATTTTTGGTTTATTCCGTATATTTTTTTAAGTATACATCGGTCTTCTTCTGGAATAGAATATAAAAAATTGTCTAATGTTTTTTGTTTTAATTTTATATTTTTCAAAGAATGTTCTGGACTAATAGAATTCTTATCTTCTAATATTTCACTTAATTTTAAACAACCATCATTTCCATGTATCGACTTATCAATAGACGTAGTATTATTTTTCATATTCATATACGTGTATGAACAAAACGACATTTCATTATCATTATTAGTCTTTTTTAATTCTTTTTTGATTTGTGTACTAACTGACACTGGTAATTTAATCAAATCGTCTTTTTCGAGTATAGAACGTTGCATATATATTTTTATCCACCATACAGCATATGATATAAATACATATTCTTTTTTACAATTAAAGGTTTCTACTGCTCTGAGAAGTCCGAATACACCTTCGTTAATTAAATCACATGTTTTTATATGTTTACAATTATAAGAATATTTGATTGCCAATTTCAATATAAATTTTAAATTACATTCGATAAGTTTTCCCTTGGCTTTTTGATTTCCGTTCTGTGCTTTTTCTAGTAACATTAATTGGTTTTTTTTAGATAATACTTTTGTTTTATTTATAGATTTCGCGTACATTACATCAGATTGTGTTTTAAAGTTTGACATATATTTCCTTCTTTGTAAATAATTGGGGCAATTAGAATTAGTGTAAAAGAAAAAAGCTAGAGTTTTGTTATACACCCTAGCTTTTTATATGTATTGTGGTTTTTATTTGGTTAATTTATTTTCATTATTATATTTGGCATCAATGTCCATTAAATATTTTAATTGCATTGCTTCTCCAAGTCCACTACCACCTGCTCCACCTTTTCCACCAGAGATAACAATCTTTGGGCCTACCCACTTAGCTAATTCGGAAGCAACACCGATACGTGTTTCTTTTTCGATTTGTGCTCTACGAAGAGGTGTCAATCCAGCATTAACTAACAACTTTGCAGCTTGAGCTTTTGCAGTACCTTCACGTAAGATTTTTAAGGCAACTTGTTTTGCTTTTTCTGCTTCAAGTGTAGATACATCCCTTTCTTTTTCTGCTTGTGTTACTGCACGAATCTTAATAACTTCTTCTTCTGCTTTTGCAGTAGCTACTTTAGCATCACCTTTATTTTTAGCAGTGATAACATTTTGCTTGGCGGTTTCGGCTTCTGCTTTAGCAACAACCTGTTTCTGTTCTGCTTCTTTCTTTAACTTGATGTTAGCAGTGGTCAATGGATCAAATTTAAAATCTTTAATAACAAAATCGGTTATGATAATACCATTCTGAGCTAATACAGAAGGACGTTCAATTACTGGTTTTCCGTTGACTAATTTTAATTCGGTTACAGATTCCCTAATAATTTTAACCGTTTTTTCTTTTCCATTTCCACCTTCATCTTGAATTTCTTCACGTACTTTTATAGTTGTTGTTGTAGCAAACAAACCTTCTTCTAATTGTCGGAGAACTAAATTACTAAATTCTGCTCTACGAGTAATGAATGCTTCTTCTGGTCGAAACATAGGGCCAGTTTGTTTCAATGCACCAGCAATAGCGTTTCTCATGAGTTCCATTTTAATAGCATCTTCAGAACCATATGTCCTATGTAATGCTAATCGATTTTTATCACTAGTAGGTAATACATATTTACATATGCCAGATACATCAGCAGTAGAGTTTCCCATGAATGTTGCAATCAACGCTTGTGATGCATCTCCATCTCCACCATCTAATTTATCTTTAGAAAAATAGAACATATGTGCTCTGGTATACTCCTTAATTTCTCCAAAATTTTTCATGTAAAATCCTGGATCATTTTTGATTGTCATGTCACCAGAATATATAGCCTGTTTAACATGATAGTCTTTGAAATCCACTCTACCTGTAATCGAATTCCACAAAATAGCCGTGGCAATCATTCCAATTACTACCAAAATAACCATTAATTTCTTTTTCATCTTTTCTCCTTTAATTGTTTTTATTGTTTTGATCAAGCATATCGTGATTGACATGTTTGCTTTGATTGGTAATATAACCCGTTTTTCAAAAAATAGCAAGTGTTTTTTTATTTTATTTTCAAAGTGACAAATGATTGAATAAATTCATTACAAGATTTTATATTATATTCATGTGTATCGATCTTTGTTGCTAACTGTTTTGCGATAGAAATTACATCATCAAAACTAAGATCCGATGTAACCATTCCATCGTATTTAGCTTTGTCCCATGCAGTCTTAATCCCAGTTTTTTTATTATATTGATCTGTCATATTACATTTAGAAGTTGTCCATAGTAAAGTACCATCTGTATTTTTACATATTACTATAGTTACACCACCTCTACTTCCAACACGATAGTCCTCTCTTTCAGTAACATCTAGTGGCTTAAACATCAAACCAACAGGGAAGCACACCGTTTTACTATTCGGGCCTTTAACCTTGGCTAATTTGTGTCTAGCATGTAATATGAAATTATATTTCATTTTTTTCTCCTTTGTTTAACTTGTACTTTTTAATACAATGTTCAATAAATTGTTTAATTTGATTTGCTTGTTCAATTTCCCATAGTGCTTCTAATGTATATCTATTAGGTTTTCCCTTTATTGCATACCATATATTAGATATGTAACATTTTGTCCGATATAGGTTAAAATGTGACCCGTTATACCAATGATGATCTAATATAGGAAAAGACTTATGTTTAAACTCCAAATAAAATTCTTGTATTTCACCTTCTAAGTATCCTATTTTTACTATATGATTAAAATCAGTACATGAACACTCTATATAACTATGACATCCTATATCAGTTTCTATAATGTTGTTATTCATAATTCACAAATCCTGAACGTTAGTCCATATGTTTTTTCATATATTCTAATTGTTTTTGACTTATGTATAATCTATTTTGAAATTCTTGTTTTGTCTTTTTTAATTCGGCCCAATATTCATGGTTGATATTCATAGGATCTTCAATTACACAATTCATAAAAGTGTTGTGTTCATTTAGAAGGCGTTGTCTATATCTTATTGTACCCTTTTGTTCATCTAGATCCTTTTCAGTATATGTATATGTCAACAAATCATTTGCTTTTTTTATAATAGTCTTTTGAATTTGTTGTTCCTGTCTTTCTTTCTTATCAAACATATGTGATAATTTTTTAAATAATTCTGATAACATGTTATTCTCCTTTGTTTAATTTAATCCCACAAACTCTCTAAAAAATGTGAAACATATCTAATAAATTCTCCATCATCTTTTATTTTAGATAATCCTTCCCACAATGGATATACATACGTATTTTTATATTTAGCTAATTCTTCCACATATGTTCTTAGTCCATCTACTTTTTCTTTGTATTTAGGATTTAATGTTGTCGAACTACATGTATCAGCAAACAATTGATCCATCAAATACTCTAATGCTTTTTTAGTTTCTTCATTCTCTCTATGTTCACTATCCATAAACCTATGTGTAAATAAATCTTTGAATGCTTTTTTCATTGTTTTAAAGAATTCTCTCAGACGATATTTTATCAATTTAAATTTAGAATCTTTATAATCAACTTCCATCCATTCAATTATTTCACCATAGTCCCAACCTCGGAATACTTTTTGTGTTTTGTTTTTTGGATCGTGTAAACTTCTCATAATATTTTTGTTTGTTTTGTTGGACGGGATACAGAGAGTTGAACTCCGATTGGCGATACCAAAAACCGCTGTCCTAGCCAATTGGACGATATCCCATTGTGTATATATATTTATACTTATTCATAAAAAGTTATTTGCTTCTCTGCTTTGAATATCTTGTAATGTACATGTCAGTCCTTTTTCTTTTCTTTTATTTACCCATATACGTCTTTCGATGTTTTGTTGTGTACCAGATCTTTCTCTTCCAGGTGCAACCCATGCGATATCTACATCTGAGTTTAATGTCATAGTTAGATCTCTATCTACATCGCTTATATATCCACCTTTTGTTTGATATAATCCACTGTGCTGCATCGGAAACCTTGCCCTATGATATACAGTAACCATTTGTTTACTTACACCCAAATATTCTAAATATATTTGTGCCATTATATCTACACCCATACAATCTCCCACAACAAATATACTATTTTCATCATCTAATACAGCTTTATCTATTACTGGTTTGTAATGATCAAAAAAATCTTTAACTGTTATGTCTCTATGTCCCGAAATAAAATATTTCATTTCTCTTGTTCCCTTTCAATTTCTTCTAGACATAACTTACATGTTATATCATCTTTATTAGTTGTTCTTAATGTTTGTCTTGCAGTTTTTCCACACATCGTACTTATATCGGTTTCTAATATATGTTTTGATAATACCCTATGACCATGTACAACCCGATTATAATTTTTTCGGGTTTTCCATCCTTGCGTGTTTGTACCCATTTTAACTCTCTTTTTTCATGTATCTATCCCATTGTTTTAATGTATTTATAGTAATATTATATTTTCCTTTCTAAAAAATTGTTTTTTGTTTAATTGTAATATATACTGTTTTGAAAAATATGCAAGTATTATTTTTATTTTTTTTTTTGATGGAGCGGATATTCGGATTCAAACCGAAACCAAAAGATTGGAAGTCTCCTATGCTATCATTGACACCATACCCGCATTTTATGTATTTATATCGCTACTATAGATGGAAATTTACCAATTATTTCTAATAATTTTACACATCCAATATTATCATCTTCAAGCCAACTATTTTCTCTTTCGTTGTGTGTATGTTCTAAATAAATTTTGATATATTTTTTTGAAGAAGTTATCATATATACTGTACCATTATATATCTTATCACCAGACATTTTGTATATAAACATATCGCCTTGTTTAACATCGCGTATTTTCATTTGTATATTTCCTTTATTTTTCTATTCTGTACAATTCTACTCTATATAACGAATCGCCTATTTGATATTTTCCACATGCTTCTGTTATATATTCGGTATGATTTGAATTGGGATGTATCTTATATGCACAATAACCATCATCTGTCATTGTTATATCCAATATTTCTTCTTTTATTAATCTCTCTCCAATTGTTCTACTGCCATTATAACAGCCTAACAACATCGATAATATTATACCTATTAAAAATTTCATGTTTATACTTCCTTTTGTTTAATAATCATAATCAAAACTATCATACATAGATTTGAGTTTATCTATAACCATATCTTTTTCTGTTGTACATATATTAACATTTCCTATTAATGTTTTATGTTTTACAGTCCAATCCATTTGGTTTGTATGTTTAAGTTTCCATATGTTTCCATCTTTGTCTTTTACTATTGTTGCCGTTGTATCTTTTTTATCTATCATCAATACGGTATAATCTTTTTTGAACTCTGTATATGATGATACTTCGGTTTTTACCGTTCTTGTAATTTGTATACTAACCTCTTTTTGATTTTCTTTCCTTTGTTGTATTTCCACAAATTTAGGAATAACTATTGAAGCTAAAATACCAAGTATAACGAGTATAACCATAAGTTCAATTAATGTAAAACCTTTAGAATTCATATTCATGCTCCAATTTTTTCTTCTGGTTACTATCATTGTTTTTAATTATTACTTTAAGGGAATCCACAACTATACATAATGAATCTACTTTATTTATTGCATTTTCTGCATTTTGTATAGTTTTATTAATTAATGCAAGTCCTTCTTTAGAATTTAAATCGTATGATGCTGGTATACATACACTACATAAACTAATAATCAATATCATCGTAATTTTTAACATCAGTTATTTTCCTTTCTTTTGTAATTGGTTTATTTGATGATGCTTTAATCATTAATCGTTCTTTATCAATATCAAAACATTGCATATCATCAGAATCATATACATAACATATAATATTTGTTGCTTTATCGTAATATCGAATAAGACGTTTATCTAATTGTGCTTTATCTGCTTTTTGAAACCATATACTAGGTTCTTTTGATATACATACTGTCATTAATATCAATACCAATACTATAAAAAATTTCATGATTCTTCCCTTACTTTTTGATTGTACAATTCTGTTAATGTGTTTATTTCGTCTTGAAGAATACTCGGATATAACTTTCCTAACATTTTAGATAAAAGTTCTTTTCTAATCATTATCTCTTCTGCTATTTCTTTTTTTGGTAACATATCAAATTCTTTTCTATCTACCATACTCCTACCTATTATAATTAGTTAAATTGTATATCTGTACAAATCGTATTGCACATATACGTTGTATTTCGTTTATAAATATATCTCTATTTTCATCAATCATATTTCCTGTCAAACTACATATGTTTACAAATATCGTTGCCATCTGTTCATTGTATTTTGGGAATAATCCATTCTCTTCTAAATATATAATACATTCCATACAAATATGTATTGTTTTATTGTCTAATGTTTCTATGTATTCTCTTACTGTCATATTTATCTCTCTTTGTTAAATATATAATGAGACTGGAATGGATTGAACATTCGACCTATTTTTTATGAGAAAATTGCTCTACCAACTGAGCTACAGACTCATTATATGTTCGTTATTTAGTAATATAACTCATTCCCATAAAAAAGCAAGGGTTATTTTGATTATTTTAAAGAAATATAAATAAAGGTATATGATTTACAAATGTGAATACCCAAATTGTGGATATACGACAGAAAATAGATCCCAAATTCATTATCACCATATAGTCCCAAAAGAGCTAAATGGGAGTAATAACCAAGGAAATATGATCTATCTATGTCCTAATTGCCATTGTCGTGTGTACGTTCCTAACTGTTCTAGTGGGATTCATTCTATAAAGAGTTCTACTTCGATTATCATAATAAATAAGCTAAAATCTACTACTGGAATGGTATTAGAGTATATTGATCATGGAATTACTAATTATCATTTTTATTCAGGTTAATCTAAGATTTCTGTTGATTATTTTCCCTCTCTTTCTCATTTTATTATATTTTTTTAAAAAGTTTTTTGTTTCTTGTGATATACATAGTTCAGGAATATCTATTGCATCTATATGTATATTCTTTTCTTTTAATTTGTTTAATAATTCATTCATAATATATGGTGGATTTGAACCTCTGTTTTTAGAGTGTAGTCTAACGTTCTGCCAATTGAACTAAGCTCCCATGTATCTATTTATACTTTCTTTGAATTTTTATTGATGGAGCTATATGAAGGAGTTAAACCCTCGTAATCGGAATACAACACCGATATTCTATCGTTGAATTAATATAGCACATATCTATTTATATTTACTTTGATTCTTCCTTATCTTTCTTAATGATATCCAAAAGACTTTTCTTAAATCCTTCGACATTCATTAATGCTTCCTGAACTCTTGAATCATTCATTTTCAAATTTCCTTCACTATCCATTACTTCATCAATAAGTAATGCATCATCTTCACTAACGATTCTTTTAAGTAAATTCTTTTTCATGTCATTTTCCTTTTCTTGTTTAGTTAATAATTTTAATTTGTCTTCTTCCATGTTCCAACAATGTCCTTCTTTTCCTTTTGCATAATCCCCTACATGCCCTTTCATGTACTCATCAAATTCTATTCCAAATGATAATCCATTAAAATATATGATAGTTCCAATCAATCCTTTGATTTTTCTATTTTCATAATCGTCCATTGCTTCTACTCTATCGCCTACTTGCATATTACCTCTTCTTTCTTGTTTAGTTAATAATTTTAATTTGTTTTTGGGCATGTTCCAACAATGTCCGTTTTTTCCTTTACCATAACAATTATGTCCATTCATATTATAGTCAAATTCTATACAAAAATTCTTTCCAAATAATTTTAATATAGTTCCAACCAATCCTTTAGTATCACCACCGTCATGATTAGATATTGCTTCTACTCTATCACCTACTTTCATATTTCTCCTTTATATTTTACTCGATACATATTTAGATGCAATACCCATATTAACGATATCACCAAGAAGTTTTAATTCCTTCATAATCATTCCTTGGTGTTTTCTTTCTAATGTATCAATATCTAATGTATCAATAATAATATCTACTGCCTTATGTATCTCTTCTTCAGACAACTGTTCGGGAAGGTATGTTTCTAGTATTCCATTTTCAGATAACAATCTTAATGTAATGATAGTATTATCCTTATCTTTAATCAAATCAAGAGTTTGAGTATTCCTTTTAATTAACGATTTAGCTGATTTAATAATATCGCTATCAGTAACATCTCTAATTTCTTTCTTAGCAATAGTCAATGCTTCTGAATATAATACACTCAATATACTTTTAGCAATAGCATCATGATCTTTCATTGCTTTTATTCTAGCTTGTTTTAATTTGTTTACCATTTCTTTTCCTTTTAACTAATGTAATATGTACATCTTTATCTGTTTTTGTACACCACGATTTGATCCATTTCTTATTAGAATCTCGTTCGACTATAAGTTTACAATGTTTGCATTTATATAAGTTCATATTAACCACATATAAGTTAATATTAATAATGTCATATGTATAGCTTGATCAAATCCTATGTCTGTAAAAAACCAATGTATCTCTTTCTTTTCCCATAGATATGTATTAACTCTTGATGTACACCAATCAATACCGAAGTGTAATATACCATTTAAAATTGCAAACTTCCATCCAAGCAATAAGAAAGGAATTGTATATACCAAACAATGTATACCTAACCATTTATTACTTTTACTTTTGTTCTGTGCCATATTATCAGTTTGACACACGAAATCAGCAATAAAATGTAACCATATAATTGCTATTATAATTAATATTGATATCATTTACTCTCTTTCTCTTTAAAAATAAAAGGATGATAACGGAAAACTTTTTCACTACAGAACTCTTAGACAGCAAGGTTATTCCTCGCATACTAAGTTTACGGCCAATTATTCCGCGTTTTACATCACCACACTATCGAATAACCTCCGTGTAGATTTTGTAGTGCAATAAGGGGAAACGTTCAATACAGATAGTATTGCTTGGGCTAATCATGTCCTTATTTACATCTTTCGTATTTTTCAGTGCCTTAAACTATATATTGCTATATCGTTATCATCCTCTTTCTTATTCAGTCATATGTTCAATTTCATGTTTAACTATATGTTTATATGCAAAATGATCATATGATAAATATAAATAATGTCTAGTTTCTTCTTCTGACATATTAAAAAACGTTAAACCAAATGTATCATCTTTATTTATGTATATGATAACACTCCTTTTACATGTCATCATTCTGTACATCGCTAATATGTACATTTTAATATTTATAAAAAATTGTTTCATGATAGTATTTATATGGTATACGATTTAATGGCTCTATTTACTGTTGATGTAGCACAATTTAATTTTTTTGCTATTTCACATCCATTCATTCCATTGTTATGCATTTCCATAATTAATCGTCTATCGTATTTTTTTGGTAGTTCTTTTAATGATATAGATTTTTTATAAATTTCTTCTTTATATTTATTGAATCTTTCATAATCAAAGTGTTTTTTCCCATGACAATTTGCACACAATACAATACATTTATCTAACTCGTTTTTTATTTCTTCTTTTAATTTGTTTATAGATGGACACGTTTTTCTAGCTAATTCGAATTTTTTTTCTTCTGGGTCTTTATGATGAAAATGTAATGCTCCATTATTTTTATCGTATCCACATATTTCACATTTATCAGCATTTTTAAATTCTAAATATATTTCTTTTGATTTTGTATTTCTTGTTTCATGACCAATGCTATGTAATGCATAATGACAATTCCTACATAACAATTGACATTTATTTAACTCTTTTTTAATTATTGACCAACGAGATTTTCTATGTTCATTAAATTTAAATTCTTTTTCTTCTGGGTTTTTATGATGATATGATACAATTTCTGGTGTTATTGTTATTCCGCATATTTCACATTTCCCACCTAAATATACAATTCCTTTAAGTTTTTTTAGCCCAAGACAAAATATAACAAGATTTCTGCTCTTTCATGATTCGAGTCTCCTTTATATGTATTTATACAAGGAGACTCGAATCTATTTATATTTTTAATATTCCTTTAAATTTAATGGTATCGGTGGAAGGTACTTTACCACCCCGCACGTTATATCTATTTATACATACATCATTCCTTTTCTAACTCATCTCGTACTTTTGTTAATATTTCACCTAACCAATTAGTACCTCTCCATGTATCTCTACTTAAACATCTTGGATCTTTGGCATTCAATTTAATTCCCCATATAGCATCATACGGACTTGCTTCAACTAAAGTAGTTCCTTTTGTTGATGATAATGTGGATCTTAACATTATATTTTGTTTGAACTTTGCATAGTTAGCCGTGTACACTATTACCTTGGCTTTTTTATTCCATGCTTTTTCATTAAAATTTTTGACTTTTCTTCCTAATGCTTTTTGTTCTCTTGGATTAGTCGTTTCCATTATTTTATAGTATGTATCAAAATCGGTAAACATATTTGCCTTCATTGCCATCATATATTGCTCTGCACAATTATATGTAACACTATCGACGTCAAAATCCGAAATATACCATTGACTAAACGGGCCACCATAAAATAATGTAAATTTTTCTTCTTGTTCTTGTTCTTGTTCTTTTTTAGTTCTAATACTCATTTGTATAGTACAATTAGATTCGTCCGTTGAATTCGTAACCGACATATTAATTCTTTCATATTCACAAACAGCTTCCAATGCATCCAACCTATCTGTAATTTCTGAAGACAATATTTGTTTATCATTCACAAAATATTTACTAGTAAGTTCTTTACATTTAAAATGAACTTCTTTTATAAATTTTTTTACTTCTTCGTTCATCATTCTCCTTTTTGTTTTTAAGTGATAGGCTGACTCCTAATACCAGCCTGTATAGTTACGATATCACCAGCTCTACGGCCAGCATTTAATAGTATCACTCATATCTTAATATAACTCATTTTCCGAAAAAAAGCAAGAGTTATTTTAATTTATTTTTCTGTAATCAAAATAACATTATTCTTGGCAATTACATCGATGTTTAAAGGCACATCACCAAAGGCAGATTTAAATACATCTTTATGTACACGTATATTGTAATAACAGTCTACAGTAGCCTTACAATCATTGTCAATAGGAATTCCATCCTCTTCAATGATAATAAACTTATTAAATATTCGAATACATACCTTATCTCCAACAGAAAAGCCAGCATCTCTTGTTGCTTGTGCTTTTACCGAATATCTATTACGTACATCAAATAATTTATTAGTACGTTTGGCAGACATTGTATTTGGTGCTGTTTGTACAGGTGTATCATCAAGGATATCTTCAATATCTTCTACATCAAACTCAGGTATATCATTTACATCATAATCAATTATATCTAATTCATCTGGACAAAACAATCTAGGATTTCCTTTTACATCAAGAGTTTCTATTCCATAATTAAAAGGAAGTATCAATTCTTCTTCTAACATAGTTTTAATTTCGTTATGTATTGCAATTAAACCATTATGTCTTAATTGTTTAGTTACATCATAATTAGTAAAAATTCTTCTTTCTTTTAAAAATTTAGTTACTACATTAAACACATTTGTATTTGTTGCCTTTTCGGGTTTATCTTCTACTATTAGATCGAATTCGTCATTTTCTATCCACCATCCTCTATCATTGTATGTATGTCCTTGTACAAATCCATTTAGATCATGACAAACATTCAATACATCTATATCTTCATCGAATATAACGCCTATACCACTATGTTCGTCAATAATTGCTACAGTACCTTCTTTTCCAATTAAATCTTCTTCATTGATATCAGCATTTGCTTTTACTCTATCACCTATTTTAAATTGTATTCTGTCTTTCATTTTCTCTTCCTTTATTATTAATTTTAATTTGTCGTTAGTCACATTCCAACAATGTCCTTCTTTTTCTTTTTCACCGCAATCATGACCATTTATATGTTCATCGAATTCAACTGAAATAGCTGAACCAAAATCCCCACCAAGATGTCCAACAACAGTACCAATAAGCCCATTTATCTTTTTGGTATGATGTTCACCTATTCCTTCTACTCTATCACCTATTTTAAATTCCATTTCCTCTTCCTTTGTTATTAATTTTAATTTATGTTCGGGTATGTTCCAACAATGTCCAGGTTTTCCATCTCCCATACCAGTATGTCCGTCCATGTACTCATCAAATTCAACTAAACAAATACAACCATTGCTTATAATAGTTCCTTCAAGTCCAATTAAATCTCTTCTATCATGATTATCTATTACTTCTACTCTATCACCATTTTTCATTTTTCTCTCTCCTTTAATTATCAAATTCTACTAAATATTTTATATTACACTGATGTAATGTATACACGATCATTTCATTATTCATTACTCCAGATTTACCTTCTTTTGCATATGTAGAATCATACCCAGACTTTGGAAATGATTCGTGACTTCCTTTAGCAATATACTGCTTTCCCATCGCAAAGTCAACAAGAAACATAAAACAATTTGAATCGTGGTTTCCGCTCCAATATCCTTGAGCATAATTTAATGCCTTAGTCGATATATCAGAAGCATATACACCATCTCCGTACATTCTACCCGTAACATGACTACTAGAACTATTGGGTATGATCAATCCAGATTTAAGTATAGATAAACAATTCTCTATACGACTTCCATGCCATAGTTCCATTATATTTCCTATTTGCTTTCCTTTCTTTTCAAATGCATCATACATCTCATTTATTTTAACTGTATATACCTTTTTAACATCTAATGTATGTGATGTATGTATACGCTTTCTTGTTTTGTTATAGTAATCTTTTATACGATTAAATTCTTTTGTATCATCTAATATATCTACTTCTACATTAAATATATTTTTTGTCTTTTTATTAGATTTTTTAGTTGTAGGTTTAGAACCCAATACATCTTGTAATGAAGCATCTAATGCATCTAATATCTGACCTTCTTTTTGAAATGCATCGGTATCAGGAAATATATATTCAGGATCAAGTTTTCGTTTTACTTTATGTGGTATCAACTGTACATATTGTTGAAATTGATCTACAAAATGTTTATTTGTATATTGACTTTTCTTTACATATGGCACTAATTCATCTAATACTACTCTGGCTTTATCTATACCCGTTTGTGTAATAATTCCTAATGGAGTTTTAAACGAACCTTTTGAACTATCATATTTAATTGTAGTAGAAGAAACTATGTTATGTATATTCTTTTGTGATAGTAGTTTTATCAACTTAACTGTTTCTGTTGATTGTCCAGCTATTTGTTTTACTGCAATATCTTCTAAATTACTATCGTTTTTAACTGTTATTTCGGTATCTTCATCTAATAATACTTCTGCTTTTGTATATCCTTTTTTTGGTGTTGATTTTGATTTTATTTTTTTGTTATAATATTTTTCGGCATCGTCCATATCATCAAAACATTTTGGTTTCTGAAATTGACCTTTTCCTCCAACACGTCCATTATGTACATGTATTTCGAAATTATCATATAACATTATTTTCCAAAATTTATTATTGTTTTTCTCTACATCTGATTTGATGTACATAGCTTGTTTTACTATTGTTGGCATTTTAAATTCCTATTCCTCCACGATATAATAATTATTTGTTTTTGCAAAATCTTCATCAATCATTTTATCTCCCATAAATCTCATAAATTTTGGATCAACATCACCAAATTCATATGCACAATAAAAACAATATTCTTTAAATTCTACATCTGGATCTTTTCCTTCATCTGCTAATTTTTTTGATTTATTCCATAACACCAAATTATCTTCTGTAACTTCAGATTCGAACTGTAGTGCTGCAAAATCATCTCCAAATACATATAATACTTTCATATTTTCATTTCTCCTTTGTCATTCGTAAAATTTCATTATTATATTCTTCTAACAATAAACATAAGATTGGTACATGTTTGCTTCCAGAATCAAATGTACAATGTAACAACCCACTAAGATGTATTGCTATTCTTCCAGACCAATATAATGCATCAACCATTGTTACATCATCTTCTTTAAGTTTTTTTAAATGGTCTTTGTATTCTTCTAATAATAAATTATATTCGTTTATCGACATATTACCTCATCACTATTTATATAATATTTACCTTGTTTTGGGTGTATTGTTTTATCATCAGACCATGTATATAATTCACAATCATTTCCGACTTCTAATTCAGTCCACGGCCCACATGTTATTCTTACACGATCACCAACTTTTAATTTCCCACATCCATAAAAATTAACATCACAATCATTTTTAACTTGTACATCACAATCATGTTTACATATTAATAAACAATCACTTCCAATGTTTATTTTACAATCTTGTTTTACTTCTATATGCCAACCATTTAACTCTGGGTAATCTATTATAGTATTATCACAATAAAATCTAGCATATTTTTTACTGTAATCTATTTCACATTTACCTTCGAATCTAAAATCCATTTACATCATCTTCTTTAAGTTTTTTTAAATGGTCTTTGTATTCTTCTAATAAATTACATTCGTTTATCGACATATTACCTCATCACTAAAACTGCTTTTGTACATCTTCATATCTTTCATATCTAAAAACTTAGACATTATTTCTGGTTCGTATAAACTTAAATCAAATCTAACATTATTTGGTTTAAGGAATGGGTGAAACAATGCACCAAATGCAATTTTATCTGTACTCAATTCTTCTACTTTATCAAACAAATATTCATGTTCTAATACTTTTTCATCGGCTCTACCTTTTTTAGTATGAGGTAACAATACAAAGTAATCAATTACATCTTGATATTCGTGGTATATATCAACAAATTTATCTACACTTGCTTTATCAGATATAATCAAATGAAGATTAAGTTTTACCTTTACATCACTAAACAATTCAATAGCCGATTTCCAGTATGCAGATAAATGTTCATGACAAGATATTGCAACCCCACCACAATATTTTTGTGTTGCTTCTATTATATCCTTACTTATATGCATTCCATTAGTAGTATAATTAGGGGTGATTCCAATAGCATCAAATGCTTTTAATATATCGATAAAATGTGGATGTAATGTAGGTTCACCTCCACCGATAGCCACTTGAAAAGGCTTTTGATTCTCATTCATTGTACCAAAGAAACTATTTATATTATCTATGGCATCCATGTAATGTTCTTCAATTGAACTAGAATCCATATAACACCATGAGCATTTTCCGAAACATTTACCAGTAATCTTGACATCATAGAATTCTGGATATTCTAAATCAGCAATAGGTTTAGATTGATCATATGTTTGTCTTATAGTTTTACCATTAAAATAAATCGATCTATAATTTTCTTTTGGAAACTCTCTTATTTTTATTCCTGAATTAACCATTACATTTCCCTTTCTATGTTTCTGATGAATAACCAAGTACATTAAATGTTTTTTTTATGAAATTAAGTACCTCTGGATGCATACCACCTCTTTCGGCACTAATACTAATTAATTTTTTATTTTCTTTCTTTGGTTTTTTTATTGTATAACCAATTGTTTGTAATAATTTAATTGCATCTTCTACATCATTATATCCATATTTCTCATTCACATAATATAAATCATTTTTTTCAGCATAATCGATATTTAATTTATGACCATATTCATTTGGATATTTTTCTTCTAATGTATATACAAGTTCTCTAACAAGTTTTAATGCCTTATCAGTTTTACATACAAACAATTCGGTTGAACTATTTGTAATTACATCTACAAACGAATGTACGCTTATTATTATTTTATCATCCATTTCTAAATCCTTCTCCGTCTATGCTTCCAAGTACTGATTTAATTTTATCTGCTAATGCTGTATATTTTTCGTCTTTAGGAAGTATGTATATGTATGTACTAGAATCTGGTTCATAATCACTTTCACCCGCATCTAACATCCATTGTGGTTCTTTTACTTCACCTTTTAATACAGACATCATCAAATCCTCAAACCATTTATTTTGTTCTTTTCGTTCTTTATCATATAACAGTTTTTCTTCTTTATAACTTGCTGTTATTTTTGGTGCACTATCTACTTTATCATATTCAATTTTTTCTTTGTATTTATCTTCATCATAAAATACATGATAATAGAATATATCATCTGGGGTTTTATCTGTAATACCAGACAAATTCAATACTTCTTGAACTAACTCTTTAACAACTTTGATATCGTTTTGATATATGTATACAGTAGTCGAACTATTAGTTATTTGATCAACTACAGAATGTACATTAATTTTAATCATTTCTATTTCTCCTTTTTTGTTTATGTGTTTAAAAATTAAATGTTATAAGAGAGCGAAGAATTCTATGTACACTATTGAACTCAACTACTCATTTACGTACCTTAGACAATGAACAATACCACATTATCTAGTTACAGTGTTCTCTCTGGTACGAGAAGGTTGTAAATTATTGGTTAACTCTTATAACATGTTAATATGTTTAATTATTTTCATATAAATATAATCCTGCATATATACCAGAACTAACTAATTTTCCTTGTTCTTGTTTATCTTCTAACCAAGGTATTATACAATCCATTCTTACCTTATGTACAATAATTTTTTCATTATCAACTCCACCACCTTCTGCAACTTTAATACAATCTCTGGCAATGTATTTGTGTTCTGTTTCAGTACTCATTCCAGGTGATTTTGGAGATGTATATGCTAACTCCCAATTGTTAGAAGTATATCCAGTTTCTTCTAACAATTCTTTTACTGCACATTGTAACGGTAATTCGTTTTTATCATGATCTCCAATAACTCCTGCGGGACTTTCTATAACATATTTATCTACAGGAACTCGATATTGTTCTACTAAAATAATCTCATTGTCTTTTGTTACTGCTAATATAGATGCTATTTCTCCAGTACTAGTTTTTCTTTCTACTACTTCCCAACCATGTATACTCTTTAATCTAAGAAATTTTCCTTCGTATAACATTTTACTCATAATATTTTTTCCCGTGTTTATCGTATATAAAAAATTAATTTGTTGCTTTGTACTTTAATATAATAAAAATATCGGAAAAAGCAAGCATTATTTTGAATTGTTTTTATTTTTTTGTAAGTCTGTATAACACAACGACTTACAATACCTCATGTAATAATAAGAGTCCAAATATAAAGACTAAAACAATACTCAATGAAATCCATAAAGGAGATAATACCCACCACCAAGACCATGCAATAAAATTAGTCAATTTCAAACCTACAAACAATACAGTCAATAATCCTGCAAAACCTATTCCACCACTGCTACTACTTGTACTATCACTCATAACTATTCTCCTTTTTTAATATGTTTTCTTTTGTATTTCCTTCTATCTCATTATTTATTGCTTGCATCAAAGAACCAATTTTGAATATTCCATTTACATCATAAAATCGATTTCTTTTTATCCAGTCACATATAACAAACAATCTAAAACCATCTGGATTATGTTTATCTTTAGTTTTTCTTTTTGAAAATCTAATACCATCTGGAATTTCACCATATACTTTAATAAGATCTTTTTTCACAAAATTTAGTTTGTATTTTAATGATAGTCCAGATACATCTAATACTCTAAGTTTATTTCTTATACGTCCACCAATAGTTCTAATTACTTCTTTACAATGGATATGATTGGCCTTAACATTATGTATACTCATGTATCTCCTTTATCTGTAAATATTCCAAGATCTTCAATTGCTTTGTTTATATTCTCTTCTGTAAACAATTCCTCCAATTCTTTTTGAATTTTTAATGATTGTGGTTTAGGTTCTATTGGTTTACATTCTATACTATTCTTATCACAATTAATTACGATATATGTATACATCCCAAAATCTTGCATAGATATTCTAAATGCATCTTCTTTTAATTGTTTTAATCCGTTTATATATGACCTCATTAAACTCTTTTGATTTTTTTGAGTCCAATCCATTATTGCTTGAATAGATTTGTCTTTTTTTATTATATTTTTAAGAGATGATAATATCCATTTTTTATCACATTCTGCTAATAATTGCCAATAATCAATTTCATTGTTATCATCAGGTATATCATCCCAACTTTCTATTTCATCCATATATATTCCTCTTATTTACACAAATATGTTACTGAGTATGTTAGCACTGATGCAGCACCCCAATAAACTCCTTGACCTATTATACCTTTATACAAGTATATAATACAACTAACAATACCAAAAACAATCATAATAGTTGGTATTATTTTTTCGTAATTATGTACAAAATAATTAATCATGTATGTATATTTTGATCTATATACTTGAGAACTACCGTTAATACCTCTCCTTGTGCGTTTTTAATCTCTTGTGCTTTAGCCTTTTGTGGTGGAGATACTTTTTTTCCATCGAATCTATCGGGAATAGGATTTTTTCCTATATTCTCAATCAAATCAAATACATATTTTCTTATCTTTATTGTTGCATCACTTTTCATTTTTAATTCTCCTTTGAATAATTATTTTTCGTACCTTTCTAAATATGCTACATATCCCCATGTACATCCATATGGAGGTGTGTATCCATCGTCTTTACTATGTAACAACCACATTACTTTTGTTTTTAATGGTTGTGTTGGACACGATGCTTGTCCATCTGTAAATATAACTAATCCATCTGCCTTTGTAGTATCTGCATAATCGATAACTTCTTGGAAATCTGTTCCACCTCTACCAGTAACTTCAAATGAATCTTTTGCTTTTTTAAAATCTTTTTCTATTTTAAGTATTTTTGTATCGAATAATACATATGTTATTTTTGCATGACCACATATAGAATTCATTACACACATACCTTCTGCTAAATCATTATCAGACATCGAACCAGAAGAATCAGTAGCAAATATAATATGTGTATCGTATTCTCTACGTTGTCCAGGTTGAGATAAACCATATCTTCTATTTAACTTCATTCTAGATGCATATCTTCTAACAGACAAAACTGATTTATTAAAACGTCTTAACAGTTCTTTCCATGATATTTTTGGTGTATGTGCAGATAAAATTTGTGCTACCATCTCTCCGCTTATATCACCCCATAAATGAGATCTACTTCTATTTGTATCAACCAATTGTTTTATATCAGATTCTAATAATGTATTCTCTCCCCAATCTTTATTGCTAGTTGAATTAGGATCGAAATAATCTTTCATTCCATCATTTTCGTTTTTGAATTCTTTAAAGCCTTTTCCATCCTTATCTTCTGATGTATCGTTATTATCTTTTGATTGATTGTTTAATGCTTTTTCGATTTCATCATTCTGTTCTTCCTTAGACATAGAATTCCAAATTTCTTTTATTTTTTCATTTGTATCATCTTGTCGATCCATCAATTCTCTAAAATATTCTTCAAAACATTGATCACGTTTTAATCCAAATGTTTCAGGGTATGGATAAAAATCATGCATATCGTTTTTCTTTAATATGTTACCTAAAGAAAATGGTGTAATTGTTATGTTACTGGCAAGAGAAGCTATTTGTCTAGGTTCTGCTAACCTTGTAGTAGCATGTTTCAAAAGAATTTTAAATCCTTCCATTGCCATAACACATTCCAACCGTTCTGTAGATAACATATTGATAAAATTAGGATTGTATTTAATAATTGGTGGTCTTGTTTTTGAATCAATTCCGATTGTATGTTGATCATTAGACGGAACTTTTTTAAACATATTCAATGCTTCTAACATCATTGGTTCTTGTATGAACCATTTTATGATTATTTTTTCGATCTTTTTTTCTGCTTTTTTAATTTTCAGAAAATCGGAAGCAAAGTTTTTGTCATTCACCATAATATTAATTTACCTTAATTTTGTAGCAATGATCTTATCTCCAAATATACCTTTGTAAAATTCTCTAGCAAATCTTGGTTTTGATCTATGACCATTTTCAAGAGCAGATACATTAAGTTTGTACTCGGTATATGCATTTAATTTCGATGCACCTACAATTTTATTTTTACTAATACCCTGAAGATAAATTCTTCTATTGGGTTTAACTGTCAAATAATATTCAACCTTTGATGGTTTATCCCTTGCTACTATGTAAGGGTATTTGTGTTTTAAATTTGTATTCATTGTTTATTCTCTCCTTGTTTATATTTCTGGTTCGTCTATATTATCTTGTAATTCGTCATCGTTTTCTTTTGCACTCAATGTTTCAAAATATCCTTCTGCTAAATCAGGATTCATTTTCATCATACTTTTTGCATATGTTTCTTTACCTACATTATCTACAGCCATAATATTAAAAAATTGTGCCATTGGTTCTTTGCCGATTATATCAAGATATTTGGTTAAACTTTTCATTGCAGTTACTTGCATTTTCTTATTTTCTAATAATATCTCTTCGTATTCTTTAAACCAAAAGCAAATCTGTCTATTCATATGTATTATATCTACTACTTCATAATCTTTCAATGCATCTTTAACTTTAGAATCCCACTTCATTATAACTGTATTAGCTCCAAGTGCTTTTCTTTTTTCTCTTATGTACATAGAAAATCTTGATGTTGCTGTACTTCCTACAATACCTTCTACTATTATTCTGAGTAAACTTTCATTGTATTCTAGATCTTTATTTTTTATTAATGTATTAGATACTTTATGCCAACTTCTACGTGATGGTTGTATGTCAGTAGCTTTTATTCCTGATTTTGCATCTGTAACAGGATCTAACATGTCTCTATGTCTTCCTATAAAACCAATAACATGTCTATGTAGTTTCTCTCTCATAGAGAAATCCAACCATTCTTCGTGTGTTGGAGCAAACTCATATACATTAAATCTATCTAAAAACGCTGGATCAAATTCGTCTACTAAATAATACCCATCATCTGATAATGGATTTATTAAACCTATTACAATACAACCTTCAGGCAAATCTTTACCCATCAGTTTACGATTCAAAACCATATCCATAATACATTGCATTACTTCGGGTTTACCACGATTCAATTCATCTAAAATTAAAACAAATTTTTCACCTTCCTTTTTCGGCCACCAAAACGGAGGTCTAAATACAGTATGTACATATCCAGTAGTTTCATTTTTTTCTCTATCTGGCAATCCTACAATATCACCTGCATCTGCCATTTGACCTACAAACAAAGTCTGTACACGATAACCTTTATTTACATAATGATTAGTGAAGACTTGACTTTTACCAATTCCATGTATACCAGAAAATAATAAAGCTTGATTTGAAGGAGTGTTATCTGCAATTTGAATGCATTCTTTAATACTAGGCATCGAAATCCTTTCATTTGTGATGTGCTTACCTAGTATTAATATAACAAAGAATTTTCCCTAAGTACTCATTCTTTGGACTTTTTTATTATTTTTTCTACTCCTTCATCGAACATTTGCTGGTGATTGGTTTCAGAGGCTTCTTCTCCAATGCGAATTTGATCTTGTTCATCGTCTGCCTTATAAATGAAGTTGTATATATCATTCATCCATTCTATATGTTTAGCAAAAATCTCTTTTCTTTGATCCATTGTTTCTGCTATACCTTTTAAAACAGATAATAACAATAATGTAATTACTGATAATATTCCGATTATTATATATAGTGCCATTAATTCAGTCATAAATTTATATCCTTTATTGATTCTACTTTAGTGAATGTATTGTTAAAATTGTTATTACATATATTTATCGAATCGTTGTTGTACTTTGTATATTTATTATTTATACCGTATACTTTTAATCCTATTATAGATGACTTGTGTATATCTACAGGATTATCATCTGCTGTGACTTCAATTTCCAATTCTTGATATAACGTTATTTTAGCATCCGTTTTATGTTCTACAAAATGTATACTCTTAAAAAAACCAACACCAAAATCTCTATTTAACATTTCTACTGTTGCGATTTGTACACTCGGAGTTCTTGCAGATATAATGTATAACTCATGACCATCTTTTTTCCATTGTACTAATTTTTCTTTAGCACCATCATATATTTTCAAATTTCCCATATAACGAGGAGAATCAAAATGAGCAAAAATAAGATCGGTAAAATATTTTGGGAATTTGTTTATTTCTGGTTTGTTATATACCCAATGGAGAACGTCTTCTGTCTTATGTTCTAATCCTAAAAGATCACTAACTCTATCCACTACATCTAAATGATATAATGTCATATCTATATCAATACTAATTTTCATTTTGTGTCCTTTTTTAATAATATACAATAATACTTATTCTTAAATGATTTATTTCTTTTTATACAATCTGAAACATATGCTATACTTGTATTAGTGTATTCGTGGCATTCTGTTAATGTACCAAATACACTAAAAGTATTATCAACTATATTGTAACATAAAACTGATTTAGCAGCATGGTTTTTTGTTCCTAGCTGAAATTCTGTTAATTGTTTCCTAACTTCTGGTCGTTTAGCTGGATTATTATCTCCTGTCATTAATAAACTATGTTCTGGTCGTTTTCTGCCAGTATTAGGATGGTCTTTCCCAGAATATCCTCCACAACCACCTTTATCGATATTATAACCTATATTTTTATTAAGTAAATCAAATTTAGCAATCCATTTCGTTTCTTTTTCTGTTCTTTCTTCTAATGTACAATAATGATCCAATATTATTCTTCTAAAATTTTTCTTTTTATGTTTTTTAACTGATCTCATTATATATATACCAGAACCAAAATATCTATCAGAAGCACTTGTATGATGATAACCAACATAACCCATCCCATCTAATAAACATACCGAAAAATAAATTATTCCTATGCATTCTTTTATTTGTGTTTTCATAAATACTCCTTACCAAGTGGTAGTTATGTAAAGGTAAGTTTTCGGGTAAGCAAAAACAGGTTTATAACGCCTTGTCCCTTTACATATGTATTTATAATAGTTACGTCTTTTCTATGTTTCGGTAATCTCGCACATCTAATTTATTTCTCCTATATGGTTCAGTTTTGGGAATTCTCACTTCTTTTCTTTTTTTATCTCTTCCGTATAGCCTATTCGTTTCTTTCTTTGATAACTGTTTCATTTTATTTCCTATTAGCCGTTTATTGGCAACTCATTACTTATAATTTTCTCGAATAAAGAATCTTGTTTCATTACATTATGTACGTAATTTTTAGTTTCGTTTGCTAATCTGTCCATCAATTTCATCTCTAATGAATCCAAAGTAACTCCATTCATGTGCTTTCTGTACAATCCCCATCTGTATGATTGTCTAAATCCCCCATTATATGCAGCTACGGAGCGTTCTAAGTCACCTTTAGAGTTTTTGGGTACTTTGTATAGAAAATCTAAATACCACGCTGTAGCCCTTATATTGAACTTA